GAGCTTCGTGCTGCCGATGTTCGCAATATTTCTGATACCTTGCGCTACGCCCTGCGCCAGACGCACACTGCGCGCTTCGGAAAACGGATCTACCCCGTTCCACAGGCCCAGCAGTGAGCGATTTCCTGGCAATCTGGGTTCGCATCTGCGAACAGGCGGCGGCTGGCGCGCCGGATGAATATCCGCTGCTGGCCGCCTGGCTGCAGCCGGCTGAAGAGCCGATCGAAGAGCCGATCGAAGAGCCGGCCAATTAGATTAAAAATGCCGCCCGCCCGGCTGAACACCTGGGGCGGACGGCAATTGTGAGGAATTAGCTATGAGTATAGCGCAGTTTTCACCTCCACACAAGACAACACGCAAACAGCAGGCCTATGCGCGCGCCCTGTCGGCGCTCTCCGAGTTCCGCGGCTGCGAAGTCTGGCTGATCGGCCGGCCATGGAGCCGCACGATCGACAGCCTGGATCGCCTGGCTGAACGCGCCCGCATGGCAAAGGCCTACCTGGAGCACTACGGCGACCGGGCGGCCGCCGAGCAGCTACTGGCCGGCTGGAGCCTGGATGACTGCCTGGAGCTCACTTGCAAGCGCCAGCGTGGCGAGCTGGTGGAGGCCGGGCCTTTGTCATAATCGTTCTAGCATTTGACCTTGTGGAGAACACCATGATTCGGATGTCAGTACCGATCGAAGAAAAATTCTGGAGCTATGTTAACGTTCGCGGTCCTGATGAGTGTTGGGAATGGCGCGGCGCTAAAAACACGTATGGCTACGGGCGTTTTTACGCAACTGGACGCCAATGCCTTGCTCACCGTCTCGCTTACGAGATTCACAATGGCCCATTCGATACAAATCTTGTTATTTGCCACAAATGCGACAATCCAACTTGTGTAAACCCCAGCCATCTCTTCGCTGGAACCCAGGCCGACAATCTTGCTGACATGACCGCAAAAGGGCGCCGGACTCGGCACGGCGGTAAACGATCCGAGGCACGAGAACGATACTGGCAAAACGCAGAAGTTTAATCATCTAAACGAATCATAGCAGACACTACCGGAAATGTGACATGATCGAAATCCAAATCATTCTTTATTGGCAGGTTATCGGCGCTGTAGCGGCGGCGCTTCTAATCTCGTCGTGGGCGTTCAACCTGTGGATCACGGCTCACGAAGAGCGCCACGGCTACACGTCCGGCCAGACGGCCCGCCTGGTGGTGATTGGGGTTCTGATGACACTCGGGGGAATTGCGCTGGTGAGCTGGCCGGCGGCGCTGATTGCTTTCTGCGGATTTATCTGCACCGGCCCATTCATGATCTTCGGCGAGCACGACCGCGAGCTGGCGCGACTGCGCCGGCGGACGGAGCAGCGGGAACGCGACGAGCACGATCGCCTGGAGCACGAACGCGCTGCGCTTTTGGAGAAGACCCGTGAGTGAGAAACGGCGCGTGCCCCAGCACCTGGTGGCGGCGGTCAAGAACGGGCGGCGGCATAATGCCAGGATTCGGGAGATCGTCCGCCAGTTGTCCGAGCGCCGGGAAACCGACCTGGTGCTGATCTACGCAAAATTGAACCTGATCGTCGACGAAACAATCGGCTGCGACCAGAACCTGAACAGCATTGAAACCGGCACGCGCGAGGCCGTGCGCACCTGGAACGAGGCGGGGTAAAAAGGTCGGCCCCGGGGAGTAACCGGGGCCTGAGAGACCATACCGGCGGAGATGCCGGCAAGAGCATTATACACCTGAAAGGAGAGACCATGATCAAGAATTTGTCTGTACTGAGCGAGATGGTGGATGTGGCGGCCGGCGAGATTGACCGCTTTCACTACGACCGGGCGCATGTCATCCTGGCGCAGGCGCAGGCTCTGGCGATGATCGAGATCGCCGCAAGCCTGGCCAGGCTGGCTGAGGCGGTGTCTGATCGGGACGATCTACACCCATACCTGTACGTGCGGCAGGAAGGGTAGCGCCATGCCAAAAACTTATGTCGATGGGGTGGTTGACCAGGTAATTGGCCGGCGGGTGTGTGCCCGCTGCTATGGCGACCTGGTTAAAAAGCCGGCGCCCGGGCGCGAGTGGGCGCTCGAGTGCCCCCAGTGCGGCGACGCCTGGCACGGTGCGACCGTCAGCCGCAGCTATGCGGTGCGGCTCGGCCAGCAGGCGGCCGGCGAATATATCGAGGTGAAATACAACCCGGCTCTGCGCGACGTGTTCCCCAGGGAGCGCCAGACCGAAGCCGAGCTGCTGAAAGGGTTAGGGTGCTGAAATGCCAATATTTGGCTTGACCGATCGCAAACCGAGCTTCAAAGAGATTGGCCGGCTGCGCAAGGGTGCGCCGAAGGACCAGGGCCTGCAGGATCTGAAATACTTCCGCCCGGACTTCCGGCCGGATGAGGCCCAGGCCTACGCCCGCTTCGTGGACGCCTACGGGACGACGCCCACGCGCATCAACATCCGTTTGGCGTTCGACGATATCGAGCGCTGTTGGGAGTGCTATTTCATGGTCTACAACACCGCCGGGCTGATGGGCAAGGCCGGGATCGTGCCCGGGCGTGAGGGCTGGTGGTGGATCTATTTTCGCAACCCAAAAACCGGCGAGCTGAGCGTGAAAGACGCCGAGCCGGCCACGCCGTTCGACCCGAAGCTTCCGGTGTATTCCTACGTGGCGCGCAGCGGTAAAAACGCCGGCAAGGACATCCCGGTCTTTGCCCGCCCGGAGGGTAGGCTCAAGGTCTTGATCCCGGAGCTGCGCCTGATCAACTATGTCACGCTGATGACGCATTCCTGGTACGACTGTGCGCGCATTGAGGAGCAGCTGATCGGGATCCAGGAGGTGGGCAAGCGCATGGGCATGAGCCTGCCAATGGTGCCGCTGGTTTTGACCCGCCGGCCGGAGAACGTCTCGATCGCCTTCGACGGGCACAAGAAGATCGAGGAAAAGTGGCTGATCAATATCGACGTGCGCCCGGATTGGGCCGAAGCGCAGTTCCTGGCGTTGGAGAGCTTTCAGCCTGGCGCAGCGCTGCCGGCGGGCGAGCGCCTGCCTGCACTGCCGGCGGGTGTGCCTGATCGGGGCTGGAACGACGACGAGGACGAAGCAGGCGACCAGGACCTGCAGGGAATGCCATCTATGCCGGAGGATCCTCCGATGGACAATCATCTGGAGACGCAGGCCCAACAGCCCGTTCAGCAGCCCCCCCAGCAACCTGCGCAGCAGCCCAAAAACGGCAATGGCAACGGCCGGCCCTATCCCCCGGAGAAGATTCGCCAGGGCATTCAAGAGGCCGCCAACCGCCACGCCGGGAAGAGCGCCAGCGATAAGCAGCGCAGCCTGATCGCCATGCTGCTGGACGAGGTCTTCCAGGGCGACGAGGATAAGCGCCACACGCTGCAGGTGTACCTGACCGGCTCGAAGTCGCTCAAGGATACGCGCGGCCCGCTCCTTCTGGCGCTGCTGGACTGGCTGAAGCCGACCGAGGATAGCGGTGGAGCCTACACCGTGGGCCCGTATGTCGAAGGCGAGGCGCAGGGCATTGTGACCGCGGCTTTGAAGGCGGAAGGCCAGACAACTCTGTTTTAGCAATCTTCCCTCTCTCCCCTCGGGCCGGGCCTGGTAGAACGTGCAGGCAGGCCCGGCCCGAGGGGAAGAGCATCACGAGAGACCATACAGGAGTGGAGTTATGGACATCACCGAGAAATTGAACCGTTTGGCGTCTTTGCAGGCGCACGTGGATAAGCTCAAAGAGCATTACGCCCAGCTGCGCGCCGATGCGCTGCCGGACACGGTGCGCGATCTGCTGCAGGAGATCGACCAGGAGCAGGCCGGGGCGATCGGCCCGGCGCTGTTGGAGATCGACGAGCTGGCCTGCGAAATCAAAAACGATGTGCTGCAGGGCGGGAGATCCGTGCGGGGCGCTCATCTGCAGGCAATTTATTCGCCCGGCGCACCGCGCTGGGATGACCGGGCGCTGGCCGGCTATGCCGAGGCGCACCCGGAGATTCTCAAATGGCGCAAGGCGGGAGCGCCGAGCGTTTCGCTGCGGGCGGTGACGCGATGACCGCCCGCATCACCACCTGCTATATCGTTTCGGTAGTGGTCGGCGCGCTGTGGCTGCTGTATGCCGCACCGACCCTGCACACCCCCTTCCCCGGGGATTGGACGGCGCTGCCTGTGGCATTGAGCGCCTTCATGCTGGCCTGGATTGCGCTGAAGGGAGGCAATAACCCATGAACACGTTTACCTATCATCTCCGTATCGAGCTCGACGACGAGCGCCAGGTTATTCCGCTGGTCGATGCGCTGAAAGTTTACCTGAACGGCAAATTAACCATTCACGACTGCCTGGAGCTCACCACCGAAGATACCAATGTCGCCATTGCCATCGAGCAGCTGCTCGGCGTGTATCCCGAGCTGAGGAACACCCTCGCGCCGGAGGACGGGAGGAATGGGCACAACTTTGTAGGGCAAGCTCCGCTGGAGATCGGCACCAAAGATCCTGAGATCGTGGCTACTTATGTGGCGCCGGCTGCTGATCTGCTTCCAGCTCCATCGTCGCCCGGCCTGCGCAACTGCGAGGTGTGCGGCAAAGAGTTCAAGCCGGCGCGCAAGGACAGCCGCTTTTGCTCTAAAACCTGCCAGGGCAAATCCTATGTTGCCAAGTATCGCAAGGAAAAGGCTGGTCGCAATGGCAACGGCCCTTCGCCGGCGGCCGAGGTTGCGATGGATAGCCAGGTGCGACGCCAGACGCGCCGCTGGCTGATTGAAAAGAGCGGGAAAGAAGTTGACGAACTGGGCCATCTGCTGGATAAGGGCCTGCTGGCCGCCGGTGACCGCGTGCATAAATTGGGGCAGGGTTGGTACGAGACTTTTATCATGAGTAATGGAGCTCTGGGCATACGCAAGGAAAAGCAATGATCCACGCTGATGCGCTCGAAATCGCCAATGATTTGCTTGCGAAGCTGCGCCCGTATTGCATCCGGGCGGAGATCGCCGGCAGCCTGCGGCGCGGCAAGGCCGATGTGAAGGATATCGAGATCGTTTGCAAGCCAGTGCTGACCGAGCGTTGGGATCTGTTTGGCCGGCCGGCGGGCTTTTGGAATTCGCTCGATGTGGTGGGATTGTCCGACATGGGCAGGATCATCAAGGCGGGCCCGCGCTACAAACAGATCGACCTGGGGCCGATCGTGCTGGATATGTTCGTGGTTTTGCCGCCGGCGCAGTGGGGAGTGATCTTCACCATCCGCACCGGGCCGGCGGATTTCTCTCACTGGTGCGTCACGCCGCGCAAGGCCGGCGGCGGGCTGCCGTCTGATTGCGTGGTGAAGGACGGCCAGGTCTGGCGCGGCGGCCAGGCTATAGCGATGCCGGAAGAGAGCGATTTCCTGGCGTTTCTGGGCCTGGGTTGGATCGAGCCGTCCGATCGGGCGCCGGCCTGGTCGGCAAACTTCCGATGAATTGAGGTGGATATGAAAACGAAAAACGAGATAACCCGCAACAGGATCCTGGAGTTCATCATCCAGTATAAGCGCGAGCACGAGGGTGCGTCGCCCAGCTTCCGGGAGATCTGCGCAGGGTGCTACCTGGCCTCGGTATCGACGGTCAAATACCACCTGGAGGAGCTTGAGCGGACCGGGCGCATCGAACGCGACGAGGACAATCCGAACCGCAATATCCGTGTTCCCGGAGGCGAGTGGGTGTACAGGGGGCAGCCATGACGGACGCGCTGCCGGCAAAGACCACACGCCGCCGATCGGGTCAGCCCGGGTGGCAGAAATTCGAAGAGCGCATCGCCGCGCTGTTTGGCGGCCGCCGGCGCGGTGCGGCTACCAGCCGAGGCGGACGGGGCAAGTCGGATGTGATCGGCGCCGAAGGGTGGGCTATAGAGTGCAAGCTGCTCAGCCGGCCGAGCTTCCAGCAGCTGCTGGATGCCGCACGCCAGGCTGAGAAGAACCGCAATGCGCCGTATGAGATCCCGATTGCCATCGTGAAGCGCAACGGCGACCACGATATCAACAGCCTGGTGGTGATGCGGCTCGAGATGTTCCGGGAGTTTTTTGTCAGTCAGAAGGGAGCAGCCGATGAGTGAAGAATCGGTCCAGTTCGCCGAATTAGTGCGCCAGGCGCACGCCGCGCTCGGCCTGCAGCCCAACGAGCGCCGGCATTTCTGCCCGATCTGCTGCAACGAGACGCCGCATAGCATCGCCGATCTGGATAAGCTGCGCGAGCAGTTTACCTGCCAGGTCTGCGGTTTTCCATCCGTTTACACCGTGAGGTAGTTTACCGCCATGCCGCAATATAGAAAATTATTTGTAAAAACCGTCGAGAGCCTGGATGTCAATGATCTTCCAGACGACTTTACCCGGCTGATGTGGGTCCTGCTGCCGTTAGGCCTGGACTGCGAGGGGCGCGGCCTGGATTATCCGGGGTGGATTAAATCTAAATTATTCCCCCTACGGGATGATGTGACCGGCGAAATGATCACGGCGGCGATGGATGTTTTCTGCCGGCGCGGCATGGCGGTGCGCTACGAGGTGGACGGGCGGCGTTATTTTTACCTGCCGACCTTTAGAGACTACCAGGGCGATACGAAACGCGAGAGCCCCTCCAATATTCCAGCTCCCCAAGAGCATGATTTACTCACGACTAACTCGCGAGTGAGTCAAGAGCAGGTCGTGATTTACTCGCGCTTAGATGCAGATGTAGATTCAGATTCAGATTCAGATTCAGATGCAGAGGCAGATGCAAAGGCATCGCCCGCGCCCCCCGTTTTCGTTTCGGCCGATCCGGTCGAGACCTATCGCCAGATGACCGGCGTTAAACCCAACAAAACACAGGTTAAAAATATTTCCTCCGCCGTGCAAGACGTGCGATTGTGGTGCGATACGGTCGATCATTGGCTGATGCACGACTGGAAGGCTGAAAATATCGTTGGGATTCTCGAACTTTATGGCCGGGGCGGGCCGCCGTTCTGCAAATGTCGCCAGAATGGGGCCGGTCCGCCGGGGAAACCAGCCGGTAGATATGTTCCGTCCGACGACGAGCTGCGCGCACAGGGTTATACCGTGAGGTGAGAGGGTGACCAGTCAAAAACCAGATCCGTTGTTTTCGCAAGAGGCCGAGCAGGCGGTGATCGGGGCGATCCTGATCAACCCCGGGGTGGTTTCCGGGATCAATATCAGCCCGGAGCAGTTTTATATCCGCCGGCTGGGGCACGTCTGGAGCGCATGCCGAGCGCTGGATGCGCGCCAGGCCGGCATCGACCTGGTCACGATCTGCGAGGAGCTCGAGCGCATGGGCAAGCTGGCCGAGGTGGGCGGGGCAGCCTACCTGACCGGGCTGATCAACGCCACGCCGTCGAGCTACGGCGTTGAGGATTACGTCAGCATCGTGGCGGATTACTCGCGCCGGCGGGTGTGGCGTGACCTGGCCAACCGGGTGGCCAAGACCGCTTTTGACCTGGACCAGGATCTGGAGCAGGCTGCCCCGGCGATCGTCGACGAGCTGCTGCGCGCCGTTCAAGCCCCCGGGGCGGCGGTGCACGTCGCTGAGTTCACCCGGCGGGTGGTCGACCAGGCGCTGGAGCGATCGCAGGGGCCTGAACGGCCGTGGGGCATCCCGACCGGGTTTGTCGATTTCGACCAGATTACCGGCGGTCTGCAAACCGGCGAGGTGCTGTATATCTCGGGTGAGCCGGGCAAGGGGAAGTCGATCCTGGCCGATCAGATGGCCTTCCAGATGGCCGCTGCGGGGCACCCCGGGGTGATTTACTCGCTGGAGATGCCCGGCGAGCAGGTAGTGCGGCGCAGGCTGTCTGCGATGTCACAGCTCCTGGTGCGTGAGATCAAGAGCGGGCGGCTGGATGGGCGCTTCGGCGAGCTGCAGGCAGCCGCCGCCGATGTCGATCGCCTGCCGCTGTATTTGAGCGATTCGGTGCAGTGGACAACGGCTTCCTTGCGCGCCGACCTGACCCGCATGCAGGCCCAGCACGGCGCCGAATGGTTCGTGCTGGATTATGCCTACCTGCTGCAGGACGGGCGCGGGATGTCCGAAAACGACCGCACCGGCCAGATCTCCGCCCAGCTGAAGAGCATCTGCCGCGGGCTGAACCTGGCGGGTATTGTGATCCTGTCGCTCAATAAGACGGGTATGCGCGATGCCACCAAGACGGGCGTGGAGGTGCGCGGGTCTGGCCAGCAGTTTTATGACGCCGACCTGATGATTTTGCTCGATGACCAGCCGAACGAGAAAAACGTGATCCGGGTGACGTTCGGCAAGGGGCGCGAGCTGGAGAACCCGCGCCAGACTTTCCGCCTGACGAAGCTGGAAAAATACCCGGCATTTGAAAATTATGCCCATCCGGCGCAGCCGGGGAGGTATTCGTGAGCAACACAAAACATGACAAAATGCCCCGCCAGCTGGGGCTGGCCCTGGCTGAGCCGGGCATTCCTCCGGTGGATGGCTATTTTCTCACGCTGGCCGGGGCGCGAGCGATCGGCCGGCAGCATGAGGCGCTGGCACAGTTTTTGAACGAGCGCCAGGCTGCCGGGATGGTCAACCGCACGGATGCACAAACGATCTGGCGCGGCGTGATGCGGGAATGGAGCACGCCGTTCGATGTCGATTTTTGAGAACAGTTCAAAGTGAGGAGGATTGAGATGATCCACATTGACCCGTCTGAATCGGCCCCGGTCGTTGGGCTGGCAATTGCGTTTCTGATCATAGGGGGCATGTTCCTGGTGGTCCTTGCGATCTGGAGCGCGGGAGGTGCGGCGTGAACGAGACACGAGATCAGCTTACGCAGGCAGCGTTATTTGCGAAGTTTCAATACCTGTCGGCGCAGCAGCGCTATCGGGTGAACCCGACGCCGGCCAACCAGCGATTGATGGCAGCGGCGCAGCAGCGATATCAGGAGCTGGAGAAGAAGCTGCGGGTGGGAGGTGAGGAGTGAGCGAGGCATATGAGCGGTTACGTCTAGCATTGCATACGCAAATTCGGTTGAGTTTTGGTGACAGTTTGGGGAATTTGGTTCCTACGCAGGTATCGCTTGAAGACATCAAGGCGGTCCTAGATGAGATCGCCCGCCTGCAAGTGGTCGAGGCCAATCTTCGCGGCTCGTGCGCTATCCTCAAAGAGGATCATATAGCTCTGACCGCGGAGCGAGACGCGGCTCTCGCCCGCGTCGCACGGCTGGAGGTGGCTCTAAAGAAAATTCTTTACATTCCGAAAGATCGTCCCTACATCTGCGGAGATGAGGACGGCAAATGCTATTGGGACCATGCAGAGGATATTGCCCGTGCTGCCCTGGAGGTGAAGCCGTGACCGGGTTGCTACCGTGCCCGTTTTGCGGTGAAAATCCGCGCATCATCGTTTCCAACCGGGATTTCCACCCATATTACGTCGTATGCGATTGCGAATTGCGTCCAGGGACACACGCATATCAAACAATTGACGAGGCCATCGAGGCGTGGAACCGGCGGGAGAATACCGATAGCGTGAAAATTACAATGCGCTACAAAATTTGTTAGTGGGCAGGCGGATAGATTGGAGGTTGCAGCGTGATTGGAACATGGGACATTATCACGGTCGTGTTCGCCTGGGTTGGGCTGTCTGTAGGCGCAACGGCTCTCGTGTGGGCGGCGCTGCGCATGGCGGGTATTGCCGAGGAATCGGACCCGAGGCCGGATCCGAACGGGGAGAAAGATGTCCGGCGTCAGGGAGGTGACAATTGAAGCTAGGATTGATCGTAAGCATGATCCTAATCACCAGCGCGTTTTTCGTTGCTCTAGCGCCTGGCGAGTCGTATTCCTACACCGTTGCAGGCCGGGTTTACACCCTGGTCTACACGGCGGAGATTGAATCGAACTGCATGTACCGCGTCACGCGCCTGGGTGGCGGTGTGATTGCCGAAGGGGGCATACCGAAGGGCGGAACGCTGCGAGAGAGCATCTACCGCCCGCGGCTGACGTGCCAGGAGGCAACCGGGTTGTTGATAGCGGACAGCTATATCAAGCTCCCGGCTGTGTTTCTATGGCTGCCGCTAACGGTGCGCTGATGTATTACCTGTTTTACCTGCCGGGTCTGATCGGGAAATTCCGGAGGCATTACGGCCGTCCGGAATTCGTCGGACGCCTGCATTGGTACAAACATTGGAGCGGGACGGTGTTCGAGGTGGGACCGATCTACATCGGGCCGATCCCGGATGAGGATGCACCGCTGTGGCCGGAAGCGGTGCGTTTCGAGCGGGAGGATTTTTATAAATACCGCGTCTGGCGTAATTCTCAATGGGATTGGGAGTGGATGATCGATTATTTTGAGCGGGAGATGCTGAGCCTGGAGGATGAATGCGCAGAGGATTAGCAGGCCTGATCGTGCTGATGCTATTCGCGGCATGCGTGCCAAACGACCCGGCCAGCTATGAGGCGGCGGCGGCGGGGATGCGCCAGGCGACACAGGAGGCAATCGGGCTAATGGGCGTGGAGGCGCAATACACCGAGCAGGCCCGTTATGCGGACGCAACCGCAACCCAGGCGGCGGTGACGTTGCAGGTTAGTTCCGCCCGCGCAACGATGGAGATGGCCGCCGCCCAGCGCGCCGCTAATGCGCAGGCGCTGGACAATGCTCGGGCGACTGCAACACTAGGCGCAGCGCATACCGAGATTGCTGCCCAACCCATCCGGGCAGCGGCTACCGCAACCCGGCAGGCGGAGATATTGCTACGCAACCAATCGGCGGAGATGGGCCTGACACTGGCGGCGGCGCTGCTGTTGATTGCAGCAACTGTTGCCCTGATATGGCTGATCGTAGAACTCACCAAGGCGCTGACCATCAACATCCGGGCACGGGCATCCGAGCGCATCGCCCGCGCCATGCGTGCATCGCTGGTAGAAACTACCGACGGTTTGAAATATCTGGATACCGAAACCGGGCAGGTGTGCAATGTGCAGATAGTGGATTACACAGACCCACCGGCAGAGCCCGTTCCGCATCCGTCTGAGGTTGCCAGCGCCGCGCCTGCACCGCGTAAATCATCGCCCACGATAGGCGATCTAGAGATGTTTGTCACACGTGCCATTCGCAGCGCAGGCAGCGGGCGCGGCGATTACATCCCGCGTCATGATGCGATGGGGGTAAGCGGCGCATTCTGGACAGCACGAATGGACCGGCTCGAGGCGCTCGGGTTCATCCCGCGCCGCCAGCAGGGTATTCGAAACACCCTATGGGCGAAGCAAAACCTAAATACCCTGTTGGCAGTTGTGCGAGATTATGAGCGGGCGCAACGTGCAGCCCCCTCCCCCGAGAGTAGGTGAGTGAAAAACGCTGTGTAGAACACTCCGAACAGTCCGAACAGTTGCGAACAGTTGAAAGGGAAAAATCATGAGCGAGCCAACCGCAGAATACATTGTGTCCGATGAGACCCGGCGCTGCGCCGAGGCCATCGCTGCAGAGAAGGCGCAGGTCAAGGGCATGTCTGATTGGCTGTTGGGTGTAATCGACGCTATGAACAGCCCGCCGATCGAGATCCATGTTTGGCGCTGCGCGATCCAACAGGTGTATGAGCGGCTGGCCGAGGCGGTGGGCAACGACTGAAAATACAGTCGCGGAAACGCTCTACAATACCCCCAAAAAGGCCGATGTTAGACGATCTAACAAACGAGAATTGCTATGTTGGATGTAACTACCCTAAATGACTTTCGAGATGCCCTGAGGGCCGAAAAACAACACGCCACCTATACCCAGATGGTGGCGAAATATGGGGTCAACAAGTGGCATCTGTGGAACATTATTCACGATGATAATTTTATTCCATCCTCCCAGATCGCCGCTCAGCTGCACCTGGTAGTGATGCGCCCCGCGCCGGCCTGCCCAGATTGTGGCCAGTTGCACGTGATCAAGGATGTCTGTCTGGCGCATTGCATCGTCGATATGACCCTTACCCAGGCGACCGAAGAGGAGCTGAGCGGTGAGCAGCAACGGTTTCACATCCGGTTCAAAGAATCGGCGGGTGTCAAGCGCCGGCGGGCGCGGGCCAGCATCAACCTGGAGGATCCCCACAGCGCTGCACAAACCATAATCCACAAGATGGACCGGGAAACGATCGCAGCGCTGACCCGGCTTCTGGCGGGGGGCGAATGATCTACCAGCCGCCCGACGTCGACGGCGACCCGGACCCAGCCAAGGCGCTGGCCACGCTACTGGGCATCTTGACGCCGGCACAGTTTGCCTGCTTCGTGGAGCACTGCGAGGTGGTGCAGCAGCACGGATTTGGCGAGGCCTGGATCCAATGGCAGGACGGCAAGCCAAAATATATCTACCACCGGGCGAGTGACAGCGTTTGAACCTTCACAATCGGATATTGTTTCAATTTGAAACAGTGCTATAATCAGTGCAGGTTGCAGTATGCGAAACACGCCGGACCCAACGGGTTCGGCGTCTGTGTTTAACAGGGAGGTCGCATGAAAGAGGTTTATGGTCCAGTCACCGCATTTGTAATCACCACGATCGTCACGATCGTGGTGCAGGGCATCAAAAAAGCCGCGCCGGAGCTCAGCGACCGGCAGCGCCAGGCGGTTGCCCTGGGCGTGTCGGTCCTGGCGGTCGTGCCGTATGAGATCCTGAGCGTATGGCCGGATCTGGCGCCGATCGATATCTACAATGCGTTTATTTATGCCGTGCTGGTCTGGTTTACCGCGATGGGTCTGTATAAGGCCGCTCAGGTGCAGATTGGCAGCGGCCGGTAGGTGGATGCCTTACGCTGGTTCGTGCTGCTGACGGCGGCTGCCGGCGTAATTGCCTGGATCTGCTGGGGGCGAGCAAACCGCCGGTATGCCTGGTTTGCCATCCCGCCGGTTCTGTGGCTGGTGCATGTCGCTGTATTCCACATAGCGCGGCTGCTGGGTTTGTCGATATCACCAGTGGCGCTCAACCAGTGGAGCCTGGCCATCCACCTGCATGCGCTGATTCTGTTGGTTGGGATACCGCTTATCCTATGGCGGGGGAAAATAACGTATGAGTGAAATGCTTGTGCCCTTAATCGTCGCAATCGTCGCCGCTTTGCCGGGGTTGTATGCCGTCTGGCAGGGGCGCAGAAAAGGCGGCGCCGATGTCGCTGAAGTCTACGAACGGGTGGCCAGCAATGTCGGTAAGCGCCTCGATATGCTGCAGGAGCGCGTCAACACGCTGGAGGAGCAGATCGTTATGTACGAGCGTGTTTTGGACGAATGGCGCACCGGCATCGAGAAGCTGATCTGCCAGCTGACTGAAAAAGGCATCGATCCGGTTTGGACGCCGCCGCCGGACGGCGACATTCCGACCAGGCCGAGGAAGGCGAAATGAACAAGAGCGATTCTAAATTGATGTTGGTTGTTTTGCTGATCCTGCTGATTGCCTGCCTGCTGCTGTTCTGGCCGCGGCCGGAGGGCCCCGACCCAACCGCAACGCCAACGGTCACCAACACAGAGCAACCGGCGATAACTGTAACTGTAGCGGCAACGGCCACCGGCACACCGACCACTGTCCCGATCACGCCGACCTGGACGGCAACCGCCACGCTCGCGCCGTCGTCTACAGTGGCGCCGACGCGCACGCCGCGCCCGACCAGGCCGCACCCGACGCTCAAGCCAACGGCAGACAGGTCGCTGATCGAGGACGCGCCGGTATGGTGGCTGTGCTATGAGACGGGTGAATGCTATTTGCTGTTGGCGGCGCCATGAAGCGCCTGTTTGACCGGCTGATTTTCTGGACGATCGTGCTCTATTACCTGTGGGGCGCGACGACTGCAGGAGTGCTGTTAGGATGCGCAACACGCCAGTAGACAGCGACCGATACCCAATTAAAGACCTGCTTGCCGATGTGCGCGAGTGGTTCACGCGCCGGGATGAAATCACCCGGATGGCGGCGATGGCGGCCATCCCGCAAATCAGCCGGCCATTCAAAGGCGGGTTCCCGGTAACGCAATCGTATTTTGCAGACCGGCACCCGGCAATTGATTGGGGTATGCCCATCGGCACAGCGCTATACGCGGCGCATGCCGGGCAGGTGGTCAAGGCCGGGGCAGACAGCACCGGTTACGGCTACGTGGTGGTCATTAAGGACGACAGCCGCGGTCTCTACACGGTGTACGGCCATCTCAACTACCAGGCGGCAATCGTGGTTCGGGTTGGGCAGTGGGTGGCGGAGCGCCAGCATATCGGGAACAGCGGGACAACGGGCAACAGCACCGGCCCGCATTTGCATTTCGAGCTGCGCGTGCCGCCCTACGCCTACCGGACAAACTGCGTCAATCCGCTGCCGTACCTGGCAGTGTGGAGCGATCCGACGCCGCCACCGCCCAATCCTCCACCGCCTAACCCGCCGCCGCCTAATCCGCCGCCGGGCAGCCGCTGCGTCACGCTGCGCAACTCGCCGGTCATCAAGAAAAAGACCGGCAAGAAAGTCGGCCTGTATCCAGCCGGCAAGGTGCTGGCGAACGTGGGCGGGGTCAGCGGCGACTGGACGTATGTGCCCGGGCAGTATGGGCAACCGGACGGATGGGTCAAGACGGCGAATTTGAGGCGATTATGATCGACCAGGAAACGATCGCTGCGCTGGAGGCGGCCTGCACCGATAAGGAGCGGCTATTCGTCTTCGAATATCTCGCCTGCTGGAACGGGACCGAGGCAGCCCGGCGGGCCAAATATGACGGGGCGTATCACACCCTGCGCACCATCGCCAGCGAGAACCTGAGGAAACCGCATATTCGCGCCCTGATCGATGCAAAGATCAAGGAGAAGGCCATGTCGGCTGACGAGGTGCTCGCCCGCCTGGCCGATATCGCGCGCGGATCTATGGTCGATTTTATTACGGTCAACGGCAGCACCCGCATCGATTTCAAAAAGGCGCAGGAGCTCGGAGCGCTGCACCTGATCAAGAGCTTTTCGAAAATCAAGGGCGGATACAAGATCGAGCTCTATGATGCCCAGGCGGCACTGGTCCAGCTGGGCAAGGCGTTGGGTGTATTGATAGAGCGCCAGGATATCACCAGCGGCGGTGAGCCGATCATTGTGCGGCTGAAGAAAGACGGCGATGACTGAGGTTGTCATTGACCCGGAGGTGTTCAACGAGATCTACCTGCCCTACCTGGACGATTACACGCGCGTGCAGATCTTCTTCGGCGGGTCGTCCTCGGGGAAGTCTGTCTTTTTGGCGCAGCGCTGCGTCTACGACCTGATGCGCGGCGGGCGCAATTACCTGATCTGCCGGCAGGTGGCGCGCACGATCCGCACCAGCGTATTTGCGCAGGTATGCCGGGTGATCTCGGAATGGGGCGTCGGCCGGCTGTTTTCGATCAACAAATCCGATTACGTCATCGCCTGCAGGAATGGCTATCAGATCGTATTTGTCGGCCTGGATGACCCGGAAAAGATCAAATCGATTGTGCCGGCCGTGGGATCCTGGACCGACGTATGGATCGAGGAAGCGACGGAGACCGAACGCGATGCGGTGAAGCAGCTCATCAAGCGCCAGCGCGGCAGCTCGGGAAAGCGCCTGGTGATGAGCTTCAACCCGATCCTGCAAACGCATTGGATTTATAGCGACTATTTCAGCCAGATCTCACTGACCGACACGCAGACCAGCTACAAAACGGCCGGCCTGGCGATCTTGAAGACGTGGTACGTTCACAATCGATTTCTAACCGACGAGGACCGCAGCGACCTGGAAAACGAGACTGACCCGTATTACCGCAGCGTTTACACGTTCGGCAATTGGGGCGTGCTCGGTCATTTGATTTTCACCAACTGGCGGGTGGAGGATCTGTCTGCCATGCGGGAGCAATTCGTCAACACCCGCAACGGGTTGGATTTCGGCTTCAGCTCGGACCCGGCGGCGCTGAGCCGCTCGCATTACGACCGCATGCGCCAGGTCATCTATATCTTTGATGAGCTGTACGAGACCGGCCTGACAAACCCCGAGCTGGCCGACGAGCTGCGCCCGATGGTCGGCAAAGAATTGGTGATCTGCGACTCGGCCGAGCCGAAATCGATTGCCGAGCTGCAGGATTGCGGCATTCAGGCCTACCCGGCCAAAAAAGGCGCTGACAGCGTGAATTTCGGCATCCAGTGGCTGCAGCAGCAGACGATCATCATCGATGCGGGCTGCGTGAACACCAAAAACGAGTTCATGCAGTATCACTGGAAAGTGGACGCCGCCGGGCACGCCATTCGGCGGCCGGTGGATAAATTCAACCACCTGATCGACGCCACGCGCTACGCCTACGAAGACGACATGGAGGGCAGTTCATGGCTTACCCATTAACCCCAATTTACAGTTACGACGGCCAGACGAAAACGCTGAGCGTCTCCAACTTCCCGGAGGAGGCCTGGACGACGATCCACGGAGCGAACACCGACAACAGCGATCTGGCCGGCCTGTACCGCCGGGTATCCTGGCTGTTTCGCGGCGTGGATCTGCGCATCAAGGGCGTGGCCGGCATGCCGTTTGCCATCTACCGCGGCAAGCGCGAGATCGACACGAGCGCCGACTATCAGAACAAGGTCGGCTGGCTCAAACACCCGCGGCAGCTCTTCGGCCAGGCCGAGGCGGCGCTGACGATCTGGGGCAACGGTTATTTCGAGCGCCGGCAGAACCTGCTGGGCAGCGTGTGGGGGCTGGAATATTTACTGCCGTCGTCGATCCGCCCGAAAATCAATGCGGAAAATGGCGAGATCAAATTCGAGCGCACCGTCAACGGGCGCAAGGTGACATTGACGCCGGCGGAGATCGTTTACCTGTGGGCGTTCGACCCGTTTGTCGAGATTGGCCCGGCGCTGTCCAGCCCGGTGATTGCGGCCGCCGGCGCGGCCGGAGTTACGCTGTCGATCGACGAATTCGCCGCGGCATTTTTCCAGCGCGGGGCGATCAAGGCCACGCTGCTGCTGACCGAGGGGCGCATCCTGGAGCCGGAGCGCGAGAAGCTCAAGGCCTGGTGGCAGAGGTTGTTTTCAAAGGGCACCCGCAGCGCCTGGCAGACCGATATCGTCAACGGCGAAAAGCTCAACCCGGTGCAGGTGGGCGAAGGCCTGGAGAGCCTCGAAAACCGCGAGCTCTCCGAGGAGAAGCGCATGCAGATCGCCACTGCGCTGGGCATCCCGCATTCGATTTTGTTCTCAAACGCCGCCAACTATGCCACCTCGGAACAGGACGATAAAAACTTCGCCGAGGATACAATCATCCCGGAATGCGAGCTCATTGCCGAGCGGCTCAACGAGCAAGTTTTCGAGCCCGAGGGCTACCGGCTGGAGTTCACCCCTGAAAACCTGGCGATCTTTCAACAGGATGAGGCCGAGCGCGGCGTGGCGCTCTCGCAGCTGGTGACGGCACTGTCCGACCCGGATAAATTTATGATTGCAGCGACGATCCTGGGCTATGAGATCCCGGCTGAGGCGCAGGCAATGATCGATGCGCTCAAGGCGCAGAAGGAGCAGGCGCGCCAGGAGCTGCAGAACGATCTACAGGCCGAACCGGACGCGCCCGATGAGCCGGAAGACGAGCCCGCCGAGCCGGAGGACCCGGCCGTAGCGGCGCGCTCGGTTGAGCTGGACCGCTGGCGGCGCAAGGCGATTAAAGCGGTCAAAGCCGGCAGGAGTGCGGTGGTAAAATTCGAGAGCGCCGCAATTGCCCCGGCCCTGGTGGCGGCAATCAACGGCGCGCTCGAGGGCACGCAAACGCCCGAAACCGTGCAGGCCGTATTTACTGATCTGTGGATGGGGTATCCATAATGCCTGACATTCCCGACCGCGACGAACAAGAAGCTGCCTACGCCCGGCTGCTGGCCAAGCTGCTCAAGGCCTATGGCGGCCGGCTGATCGAAAAACTGGGCGACCCGCCCGATCTTGGCAACCTGGACCAATCCTTCTGGGACGAGGAGGCCAAGGAGCTGGTGAGGGGGCTAAGCCCTTTTGGCGAGAAGGTATTTTTGGATGCGGCGCTGCGCCTGTTGGAAACCACGCCGCTCGGGGTGGATTGGGGACTGGTCAACGAGCAGGCCGTGGAGTGGGCTTCGCGCTACACCTACGACCTGGTGCGGGGCATCAACCAGACCACACGCACGACCCTGCAGCGGGCAATGACGGATTATTTCAACCTGGGCCAGACGCGCGAGGATCTGGAGAGTAGGATCCGCGGGCTGTTTGGCCCGGTGCGGGCTGAGATGATCGCCGTCACCGAGGTGACCCGGGCAGCCAGCGAAGGCGAGCAGGCGCTGGCCAGGGAGCTCAAAGAGCAGGGCATCGAGATGACGCCGGTCTGGCAGACCAATGCCGATGAGCTGGTCTGCACGCTGTGCGGCCCAAAGCACGATAAGCCGATTACCGATAACAATTTCCCGCCCGAACATCCCAGGTGCCGCTGCTGGATAGTGTACGAGCTGCCCGAGGTGCCCCGATGAGCAGCGTCAAAATTATCGGCATGCAGCAGGTGGTCGAGAAGATCAAGACCCTGGACGACCTGGAGATCGCCAAGCCGGCACTCAAGGGAGCGGCGCTGCATATCAAGGGCGTCGTCAACCGCTACCCGCCCAGCAGCGAGGCCAATGTGCCCTATCAGCGCCGGTGGTATGAGCGCGGTTATGGATCCAAATGGATGCGCCGCGATGGATCGGTCGGTGGGCGCAAGACTTCCGAAACGCTAGGGCGCAAATGGACTATCAGAACAGCCGACCGGGGCTTGACGGTGATCGTTGGCAACAACGTCAGCTACGGCCCGTATGTGCAGGACGCCAAACATCAGGCCGGCTTCCATGCGGCGCGCGGCTGGAAAACCATTCAAGATGTGGTCAAGGAAGAATCCGACACGGTGGTTAATTTCATCGTCGAACATATTGAAAGGTCTTTGAACAGGTGATATAATCAAAGCAACTGAATAAACCGGCCTGCCAGGTAGCCAGAGGCGAACAGCAGAGCAAAAGGGCAGCCGGTTAGCGCATAGAGCGATGTATCGCGGCGCAGTTTTCCCATGCGGGAAGCTGCGCCGTTTTTGTTTGCGGAGGTGTTTATGCCGATGAGTTTAGATCAGCTGATGAGCAAGGTCCGGGACGCCTGGTACCAGGCGAACAAACCCCCGCCGGCAGCGCCTGAGCCCGAGTATGTGGATGCCTGGGTGCTGGAGACCTTCGAGGATCATCTCATTGCCTGCCTGGACGGTCAGTATTTCAAAGTCGGCTTCACAGTCGACGATGAGACCGTAACCCTGGCCGGGCGCTCTGAGTGGCTCGAGGTCGAGGAAAAGCGCGAGTGGGTCGAGGTGGTCAAGAGCCTGCGCCGTGAGAACACCCTGGTTATCCTGGGTGAGCCGGTGAAGGCCCTGGGTGAGGGGAAGTTCGGCGGCTACCTGGTGCGCTTCACCAGCGCCGATGACCCCGACCTGGAGGGCGATTATTTTGACGCTCAAACCGACTTCGACCGTGAATTCCCATTCAAACAAAGCGTCTATTTCAATCATGCAATGGACGCTAAATTCGGGATGCGCAAGCTCGGACGGGCGGACGTCAAGCAGGATGAATTCGGCGTCTGGGCCGAGGTGATCTTGCAGGAGCGTGATGAATACGAGCAGTTCCTGGCCAAGCTGGCCGAAGACGGCAAACTGGGCTGGTCATCGGGCAGCGCCTCGCACCTGGTCAAGCGCACGAAAATCGGCGCCGCCAATCACATCGATCACTGGCCGATCATCGATGCCAGTTTGACGCATACACCGGCGGAGGCGCGCAACGCCGTGCTCCCGCTCAAATCAATGTTGTTTTCCGAGGCCTCGGTGAAGGCGAACAGCGAGCCGGCCACGGTCAATACGGATCCACCTATCATTCCAACTTTGGAGGTAACCATGCCTGAACCCAATGACACCGATGGCCGCATCAGCCACGTCGAAGGCGAGCTGAAGGGCCTCGGCGACAAAATCGATAAGTTCCTGCAGCTAATGCAGGACACCCCCGCTGTACGCAACGCGGGCTTTTACACCCAGGACGGCGGCGACGCCGACCCGGGCGTAAAATCTTTCGGAGATTTCCTGCTGGCCATCAAGCGCCGGGACGCCAAGCGCCTGCACACGGTTTACGGCGCAATCAAGGACCTGGCCGAGGAAGCCGGCGGAACCGGCGGCTACCTGGTGCCCCAGGAATTTGAAACCCGCCTGCGCCAGGTGGCTGCGCAATCCGGTCAGATCGCCGGGCGCGTCACCCGCCAGCCGGTGGGAACCGACGCCGGCAGCTTCCCGGTGCTCGACCAGTACGTAGCGCCGACCGCCGGGGTTGGCGATACCGCCCTGGCCGGCGGCGTGGTGGCAACTGTCACCGCTGAAGGCGGCGCTTACACCGAGACCGAGCCGGGCCTCGAGCAGCTGAAGTGGCGCGTCAACAAGGTTGGCGGCTACACCCAGGTGACCAACGAGCTGCGCGCCGACAGCGCCGTCGAGATCGAGGGCCTGCTGACCAACCTGTTCGGCATCGCCATTGCCCACAAGGAAGAGCATTACATCCTGCGCGGCAACGGGAACGGCGTGCCGCTGGGCATCCTGAGTTGGGGCGGCGCAATCGGCATCTCCCCGGATACCAACTCCGTTTTCAAGTACGCCGATGGGCTGGAGATGGTCTCCCGCTTCATGAGCGTCACCGGCGGCGGCAACTGGCTGATCCACCCGTCGATGATCGTCGATCTGGGCCAGTGGGAGATCGGCACGGCCGGCGCGGGCATCCCCAATATGAACGATATCCTGGGCTACGGCCAGCCGCTCAAATCCAACCACCTGCCCCAGGCCGATAACTCCGGCTGCGTGATCCTGGCAGACCTGGCCGCGTACATCATGTTTGTACGCTCCGGGCTGGCAATCGCGTTCAGCGAGCATGTCGGTTTCCTGAACGGCCTGGGAACCTGGCGGTTTGACGAGCGCGTCGACGGTATGCCGTGGATGAAGAGCTATATCACCCTGGAGGATCCGCAGGGATCCTATACCGTCAGCCCGTTCGTTTACTTCAACGACTAAGCGGAGGTGCGAAATGTCGTATAACACTCAACTCTCCGAACAGCTCGCCATCGTGGCGCGCATCAAGCCGGCCTCCAAAACCGCCGGCGCCGAGGTGCTCTCTGACGCCATCGATATGCAGAACCATAAGCGGATTATGGCCATCTGCAACTTTGGCGACTATGCCGGTGGTAACAACGGCAGCGTGACCGTCACGCTCAAGGCCGCTACGACTTCGGGCGGCTCGTACTCTGCCATTAGCGGCAAGGCCCTGACCACCGCCAATTTCACCGGATCGGCCAATGACGACTCAATGGGCGTCGTTGAGCTGACCCAGGAGGAACTGGCGACGCTCAAGGGCACAACCTACCGCTATGTCAAGCTGTCGATCACGCCCGCCAATCAGAACATGACCCTGGGGGCCGTCGTTCTGGGCGATTACAGCCGCTACACGCCGGCCAGCGAATATGACCTGACCGCCGTCAAGGAAATCGTCGCTTAGCGGTAGGCGCTTCTTCCTCCTGTAGGCCGGGCGAGTCCCCCACCTCGCCCGGCCAAAGAGGTAATATGCAAACCAGCCGTGTGGCGATCATCATCTCGAATTACAACATGGTCGAGCGCTGCGACGCGCTTTGCGAGCACATCCAGGAAACCGTCGTCTGGCCGCATGACCTGATTGTGGTGGATAACGGTTCCGACCTGGTGCGTCCGTCGCGTTACACAACGTTGCGCATCAACCCCAACCGCCAGACCACCGGCGGCTGGCTGGCCGGGATCGATTACGCCGGGCCGGATTATCTGGCCTATTGGATCCTGATCACCTCGGCGGAGTTCCCCTCCGGGCATAACGACCCGCTTACACCAATGGCAATGCTTCTGGTTGAAAACCCCGAGGCAGTTGGTGTGCACCCGGCGCTGACCGAGGACAGTTCCACCGCCTGGGAGCATCTCAAAGCGCGCGGCGGGGATCCACGGCGGACATGGATGCTCGATAACATCGCTGCACTGTGGCGGGCTGATTGGCTGCATGAGATCGGCCTGTTCGACCCGGCGCTGCGCTACGCCTGGGGCGTGGATCTGGAGACCTGTTGGTTTGCGCGCAAACATGGGCGCAGCCTGTGGGTTGACGAGCGCGCGCAGGTCAAAAAGGTGACCGATATCGGCTATCACATGCGGCGCATGAACATGAGCGCCGATGAACGACGCCTGCTGGCCGGCGAGAACATGGCGCACGTGCTGTGCGAGCGCTACGGGCCCACCTGGTGGGAGCGCATGAACCGGGAGTATTTGAGCGATGAAATGGTTTGATCGGCTCGCTCCGATGATCGGGCGTCTGGCGCTGGCCAGCGAAGCGGAGGCCGGCCTGCTGGCCGAGATCGTCCGCTATTGCTCCGGCGCACACGTCGAGATCGGCTGTTTGTGGGGCGGGACGGCGATTGTCGCCGCGCTCGCAAAAGCAGCCGGAGCGGTGATCACGATCGACCCGATGACCGGCGGGTGGTGGGATACGCTCGACCCGGCGGTCAGAGAGCGCCCAACGCCGGCTGCCGTTCTGGATAATTTCCTGATGTTCGATGTTGCGCACAAGATCAGCATCGTGCGGGAGAAATCCGACCCGTGGCCGCTGCCGGTGGAGCTGCTCCCGGATACGATCCTGATCGACGGTGACCATTCCTACGAAGGCGCGCTGGCCGACTGGCGCAATGCCGTGATCTATGCGCGCCGCTACATCCTGGTTCACGATTGCGACGAGCGGCACCCGGGTGTGCAGCGCATGGTGGAAGAAACGGCTATGAGCGAGCCGTGCTGGTCGGAACTGTGCAGAGTAGAGACGATGATTGTTTTCGAAAGGGTGCGCAATGACTAGGCCGCTGGTCTCGGTCATTGTGCCAACCTTCAGCCGTCCGCGCCTGCTGCGCCGGGCCCTGCGCTCGATTGAGCAGCAGGCCTTCACGGATTGGGAGATCATCGTCATCAATGACGGCGGCCTGGACGTGTTCGATGTGGTCAGGGATTACCCGCACACGCTGTATATCGACAGCCCCGTAAACCGCGGGCTGCCGGCGGCGCGCAACCTGGGTATAGAGGCGGCGCAGGGGCGCTACATCGCATACCTGGATGATGATGACTGGTTTTACCCGCATCACCTGCAGCTGTTGACTACCTACGCCGGCGAGCTTTCGGTGCGCTGGCTGTACTCGGATGCGGACGTGTCTACCGGGGCTATCACCCAGCCGGGGATGAGCGTCAATTACAGCTTCGAGGAGCTGCACGCTCACAACATCACCCCGGTGTGCTGCGTGATGCATGAGATCAGCCTGGTTGACGAGGCCGGCAAGTTCGACGAGAGCCTGCCTAATCACGAGGATTGGGATCTGTGGCTGCGCATGAGCCGCATTGCCGAGCCGCTGCATGTGAAGAAAACCACCTGCTGCGTGGATATGTCACGCCCGACGATGAGCACTAACCGCCAGGCAATGCTGGACGGGTACGAGCTGGTGCGCAATCGCTACCTGCGGGAGTTTGCTCGATGAACGTGCTGATCTACTGCCCGCTGAACCCCAAACAGCCGCGCATTTTTGCACGGTCCTTGCAGAGCATCCTGACGCTGGACTGGCCGCACCCGGCAGAAACGATTTTCGGGCGCGACGATAACCCCAAGCCTGGCCAGGCGGGTTATGACAACCTGCTGGAGAAGCACAACCGGGCGCGTGAACTGGCCCTGGCCGGAGGATACGACGCGCTGCTGCTGGTCGAAGCGGACATGATCCTCCCCGGCGATGCGCTGGCCAGGCTGTCCCTGGTGGACGCCGATGTGGCTTACGGGCTGTATTGCAGCCGGCACGGGCGCTACCAGTGGCTGGCGTTTTCCGAGCTCAGCGAACACACCGGGGTATCCATTGACCGCAACCGGCGCTTTTGCGTGGATAGCTGGGGCAAAGTGATTCCGACCGCCGGAGTTGGCATGGGCTGCACGCTGATACGACGCAACGTGCTGGAGGCCGTGCCGTTCCGGCGTTATGGGTCGTGCGCAGATGACTGGTATTTCAGCCTTGATTGCCAGGTGCATGGCTTCACCCAGGCGCACGACCTGGGTGTGGTGTGTGGGCACATCCTGAACGAGGGTGCGCCCAAGATTATCTGGCCGACAATCTCGGACCCAGATTTCCTGTATGAATACGAGTTTTTTGAAACCGCGGACTTACGCGAAAGGAGCAACTCATGACTGCAACAAGCAAACAAATGGTACCGCACGGCACATTGAGCGCGCGCAAGATCTCGGCGCAAGGGCCGGGGCTGGTATGGAAGATGCGGAACTGGCTGCGCTGGTCGCAGATCCTGTCGCTGATCGGCGTGTTTGTGATCAACCCGATTGCACGCTTTTTCGGGCTGATGACCGCCTACGGGCGGCTGGAAGCAACGCTGATCCGGGCGAACGGCGAGGTGATGCGCTTCGGGACGGTATGCTACCGGGTAGTGACAACCGCCTGGGTGGATTTCGTCACCGACCAGCTGCAGACTGAAACCTCGGTATTTGGCGATTTCAAATACCATGACAGCGGCGTGGGCACGACTGACCCGGCGATCACCGACACGGCCATTGAGACAACCGACGGCGAAAGCCGGGCGACCGGCACGCAAACCGAGACTGCCCACAACGTGTATACGAGTGTGGGGACGATCAGCTACACCACGAGTAAGGCGATCACCGAGCACGGGCTGTTCAACGATGCGAGCGCAGGCACGCTGCTGGACCGCTCGGAGTTTGCAGCGATCAACGTGGTGAGCGGCGACTCGATCCAATTTACCTACAGCCTGACGCTAACGGCAGGCGGGTAGCATGGCGCTGGTTGCATCGTTGGCCGCATCGGGCTACAAGACGCTGCCGCAGAACCTGCTGACGAATGCGGGGAGCCTGGTGGAGGATTTCGAGTCCATCGGTGACTGGACCGCCACTGAGGGCAGCGTGGCCGATGATGCAACCAACCATGTGACCGGGTCGCACAGCATTGCGATCACGTCCGCCAGTGGTGCATCCGGGCGGGCGCACAAGACGGTGAGCCTGAATATGAGCGCCTTCGGGCGCGGGCTGGTCTACTTCCGGCACACCGCCACGATGGGCGACAATCCGAGCGTGTACTTTTCGTCGGATGCGGCATTTGATAACTACATCCGCTACAAGGTGGAGTACACGCCTAACAGCAGCCTGGGCTGGAATGCAATGCACTTTCACCAGGCCGGAATGATCGACGATGGGGGCAGCCCGAACCTGGCGGCAATCACCCGATTTCGATGCCGGAATGTGGCGCCCAGCGGACAAACCCGAGTGATGAATTTCGACAGCCTGTATTTAGGGATGACGGGCGTGCCGGCGATTTACATCCAATTCGAGGATTGCCGGTCAGAACACGTAACCGCGGCGGCGTACATGGCGGCGCACGGGATGCGCGGATCATTCTCGATCGTCAGCGATCTGGTCGGAACTGGCGGGCGCGCATCGTGGGCGCAGCTGCAGGCGATGGAAGCCGCCGGACATTGCATTATCAATTCAACCAAGGATCATACCAGTTTAGGCGGATTGAGCGAGGCGGCTCAAGAGGCCGAACTAACCGACTGCCGGGATGCCGGTAAGGCCAACGGAATCTGGAGCGGAGCCGCAGCGGAGAACTGGCGCTACATGACCTATCCGAATGGATCATACAGCGCCGATACGATCACGGCATTCAACGATGCCGGGATGCGCTTAGGCTGGAACATGGTGGGCGGTGGGACCATGTTCGGAATGCCGTTTGGGCAGGTTTATCAGCTGCCGTTTACACACCTGACGATTGCGAAGACGCTGGCGGACCTGCAAACCTACATTGACACTGCCATCGCCCGTGGCATGCTGTTCATGTGTTATCTGGAGGATTTGGGCGGGGCGTCGATCAGTTTGACGACGTTCTACCAGATGATCGATTACATCTGGAGCAAGCGCCATCAAATTGTGGCAGTGACGAGTGATGATTTGTACCGGCTGCAATCGGGGCCGGTGCGCATACCGAGGGCCGTCTGATGGCAACGATCGTCAACATCCGCATGGAGTCGAACCTCAACGAGTGGACCACTACATCAACGGATGGTGGCGATCTATCCTGGTCATCGTCGGCAGGCCTGGCGGGTTCTGCGGGTGGCATGGCGTGCCTGATCGATGATACGAATACGATCTCTGCGACCAAGAGTGGCCTAAATAGCACAACAAATAAATTCCGAGCGCGCTTCTACATCGATTGGAACTCTGTGACGATGTCTAACGGGACGCATCTGGGCGTGTTTGCGGCCTATAACAGTGCGTTCACCGTTCAGGTCCTGGTGCGGCTGCGCCGTGAGAGCAACGGCACAACATCTCTCGTCGTGCGTTTGTACAACGATGCGGAGGGCGGGCCATCGAACTCGGTGACGGTCAGCGATGCGCCGCACTATATCGAGGTGTATGCCCAGCGGGCAACTACGAACGTTGCTTCAAATGGGACGTTGGCCTGGTGGGTAGATGGATCCGCGCAATCGGGCCTGTCGGGCGTTGACAATTATGACACATGGGCGCAGATTGATGCCGTGCGCATGGGGGCGGGGTTCGTCAATGCGGTCCCGGCGGGGATGTCCGGAACGTTTTACCTGGACGAACTGGTATGCAACGACGACGGCAGCTCGATTGGGGCATATCACGACCCGGTGGCGGTAAGCGGTGGAGTTACACCGGCGGGCGTGGTGGTCAACTCGGTGCGCAAGATTTTGGCGGGCGGACTGACGCCGGCGGGTGACCTGGCTACCCAGTGGAGCGGTGCTACGGGCACAGAGTACGAGCAGGCGGTCTCCGGCGGGATTACTCCTGCGGGGGTGGCGGCACTCTCGGTGCGCAAGGCTGTTTCGGGGGCTCTGGCGGCGGCCGGGGAGGTCGTGAAACGGACGGCGCGGGCGCTGAGCGGGGAGATCCTGCCGTTGGGCGTGGGCGAGTTTGCCAGGAATTTTTATATTTCAGTATCCGGCGCATTGACCAGCGCGGGAACCGTTGTGATGCGCACAGCGAAGGGGTTATCCGGGGCAATCGGTCCGGATGGGGCGCTGGCACGCCGGGCAGCCAAGGCACTGAGCGGAGCTCTGGCGGCGGCCGGGGATATCACCACTCAGTTTAACGCAGGGGCGCAGGAGTTTTTCCAGGATGTGGGCGGAGCGCTGACTAGCGCCGGAACGCTGGTGATGCGCACTGGCAAAGTGCTTGCGGGGGCGATCACTCCAGACGGAGCGGTGGCCACGGTTAGGGGTTTCATTCGAGCGCTGGAGGGCACACTGACGAGCACTGGTGAGCTGGCCAGGCAGACCGGGAAGGCAATCGCCGGGGTATTGACGCCGGACGGTGGGCTAATCAAACGTACGGCCAAGGCGGTGGATGGCACATTGTCTCCGGCGGGCGACCTGATCAAACGGGCGGCGAAGGCCTTGGAAGGGGCATTGACGCCGGATGGAACGTTGGCGACCATCAAAGCATTTATTCGGGCGGTTGGCGGTACATTGAGCACGGCCGGAGCGCTGGCGCGCAGCACGGCGAAGGGGATGGGTGGAACGCTCACCAGCGCCGGCGATGTTCTGAAACGCACGGCAACTAACCTGGCCGGTGCATTGACACCGGACGGCCTGGTGGAGGCCATCAAACAGACCGGGCTTTATTTTCAAGAGGTCGGCGGAGCATTGACATCTGCCGGCGCGGTTGTGATGCGGACCGGCAAGAACCTGGCCGGGGCATTGACCAGCGACGGCGGGGCGATACGGCGTACATCCAAAGCGCTGGGCGGCACGCTGACCAGCGCGGGCGAAGCGGCCAAGCGCACATCGACCAGCCTGGCCGGGGCGCTGGCTTCGAGCGGCGTCGTAACGACGGCGCGGGTGTTCCTGGCTCTGCTTTCCGGGACGATTGCGCCGGCGGGCGAGCTTGTTAAGATGACCGGCAAAAGTTTGAGCGGCACTCTTTCCAGCGCCGGCAGTGTGGCCAAGCGCATCACCCGGGCACTGTCAGGCGTGCTGACATTTATCGGCTCGCTGGTCGGCGGAACCGGCGCAACCACACAGATTCCGCTGACGCTATATACCCGCTCGCTGAGCTGGACGCTGCATGACCGATCAACGGCATGGGCCCTGGAAGACCGGCCTATGGCCTGGACGGTGGAGGAAAAATGATTATCAGTCGAGAGATTCGCGAGGGTATTCAGCCGGTTGGCATCGACGAGCGGCCGATCTTCAACCTGACCACCACGCCGTGGGGCAGCGCACCGACCAGCGTTTCGGTCAAGGCGTGGAAGTACAACGAGAGCGCCCAAACATACACGGACGTGACGTCGACCGTTTTTGCGGTAAACACCCCATCTGTCAACGGGGATGTGATTACGCTGTCGCCGCTGATCCCGCAGGCCATCGGCGACAAATACCGCATCGAGATCAAATTCACGACTGGCGGGAGTGTTCTGGAGCCTTACGCCAATATTCTGGTGGAGCGTTGAAATGGCCTATTGCACAGTTGCGGACCTGAAATCCTATCGGGACATCGAAGCGGCCAGCGATGATGTCCTGCTGGCGGCACTGATTGCCCGGGCGCAGGCGCTGATCGACAGCTACACCGGGCGCACCTTCGAGGCGAGCGCCGATACGCAGCGCTACCTGACCGTTGGCCGGGACACCGACGGGCGCATGGCCTACCTGCCCGATGACTTATGCCAGATCACCAGCGTGGTGACCGATGCCGATGGCGATGCCGACAGCCTGACGGTGAACGTCGATTATATCCCTGAGCCGCGCTACCGGACGCCTTATTTTGCGCTGCAGCTGCTGCCCAACTCCGATTACCGTTGGGAGTACACCACGAACCCGGAAATGGGCGTGCTGATCACCGGGCGCTGGGCCTATTCAATCACCGCACCGGCAGATATTGCCCATGCCTGCTTGCGCCTGGCAGCCTATTACTATTCCCAGAAAGACGCCCAGGTGTTCGACGTGACCGCCAACCCGGAGCTGGGCGTGATCACCGTGCCGAAGGGCATCCCGGCGGATGTGAAGAAGATCCTGGATCTGTACCGGAGGATCGTATGACAACCTACACGGCCGTAATCTCGGCGCTGGCCGAGATGAACGTGCCCGGCGTGCGCCGCCGGTATGCAGCGCCGCCGCTGTCGCTATCCACTGCCGACCTGCCGGCGTCTTACCCGATGTTGCCGTCCGGGAGCGACGCCAACCTGGTGCTCGGAAATGGCGGTCTGGCGGGCGGGAACCAGCCAACGATTACGGTTGACCTGGTCTTTGCTCTCGAGCCGATCGGCCAGGGAACATATATTCAAAATTTCGCCGCAGCGACCGCGCTGATTGACAATATCGTAACCGCATCCAGAGAATTGGCCAGGCCGACGCGCGGACCGCTGAGCTTCGTCCTGCGCCTGGGCATTGTCACCCTGGCCGGGACGGAATACTGGGCAGTTGTGGAGACCTGGACAGGCACCGGATGAAAACCTATATCGTTCTGAAACCGTTGTACAACCAGCGCGCCGGGCGTGTTTTGAAGCCGGGCGAGCTGATCACATTTGACCCAACGCAGGCGGCGATCCTGTCTGCCAAGGGCGTCATCGGGGCGTATGAGCAGGCGCAAGTTAAGCGCAAGCGCCGGCGCGACGCTGAATTAGAAAAGATACAAGACAAGGATCTGTAGGAGGTAGCAATGGCATCTTCAACAACTATGCTGTATGGGACCGATTGCGTGATCGAGGCCGAATTAGGAACCAGCACAACGGACCTGAGCGGATCTTCGAACAGCGCAACCATCAACCTGGAAATGATCATCGGCGAGGCCAGCGTTTTTAACGACAAATGGCCGCAGCGCGTAATGACCGCCAAAAACTGCACCATCGATTTGGCGGCCTGGTACTCGAGCGCCACCAATGAGGCTGCAGATTACTTCCAGGATTGGTTTAACGAGGCCGCACCCACGCCGCGCGAGTTCTCGATCTACATCCCGCGCAAGGAAGCCGGGGCGAAGGTCGTCAACGGCGACTTTGTTTTCAACGGCCTGAATATCGCTGCCAAGACAGCGGAGACGCAGCCGATCCCGATCACGGTGCAGCTGCTCAATGCCGGCGCAGTCACCGTCAGCGATTACTCGACCTAGGAGCGGATATGGCAATCCCTGATAAGCCGCTTGAAGTTAATGTAGATGTCAAGAACCTGACCCTTGGAGAGATGAAAATCTTTTCCAAGGACGGTTTCGACTTCTACCGTCTCAATCTATTCCTGGCGAAACACACCAACTGGACACCCGAGGAAGTAGACGCAATCACCATCGGGGAGTTGGAGGAAGTCGCCAAACAACTAGGAGACGCGATCCAGCGGCAGGCGGTCCCTTTGCAGAGCTGACCGCGCTCAAAGATTGGGCGCGGTTCAAGTCAAAAGGCGTGCCGGAATGGACGTTATATTTTGCCTATGCCGCCGAGTTTGGCTGTCACCCCCAGGACGTACCGCAGATCGTGACGGTTGCGGCCTGGGAACGCTGGCTGTTGTGGCGCAAGACACAATATGCGCGCGAGGTGTGGCACATGTTCCGCAGCGGGCAGGCAAAAGACATGACGCCCGACCAGCAGGATTTATTCAATTGGCCGGTAGGTGGTGAGTATTGAACCCGATTGAGATCATCTTTCGAGGCAAAGACCAGACCAAGGCAGCTACCGATTCGGTAAAGCAGGGCCTGGAGGGTGTGGAGGGCGCGGCCAAGCGAACTTCCAGCGCGCTTGATACGGCAATGGGTGTGCTGGCCGCCGAGCAGGTGCAGCGTTTTGGTGATGCCGTCAGCGGCTTTATGAAAGAGGCGATAGCCGAGGCAAGCGAAGCCGATGCTATCATGGCGCAGCTCGAATCGGTGATCTCGTCTACTGGCGGCGCGGCGGGAATGTCAGCGGGTGAAATCTCGGAGATGGCTACCGCGCTTTCGCGTATGACGCTGTACGAGGACGAGGCCATTCTTTCGGGGCAAACTATCTTGCTTCAATTCGGCAGGATCGGGAAAGATGTGTTCCCGGCTGCAACACAAGCCATGCTCGACCTCGCCACCCGTATGGGTATCGACATTCCCAGTGCGGCAAAGATCGTCGGTAAGGCATTGGAGGGTGAATTTAGCGGATTGTCCCGCTTCGGTATTGTCCTGGATGACGCAACCAAGAAGCAGATTGACAACCTATTGAAGGTTGGAAAAACCGCCGAGGCGCAGCAGTTAATACTTGACGAACTGAATAAAAGGTTTGGCGGGTCATCCAAGGCTGCCGCTGAATCAGCCGCCGGTTCACTGGATAAAGTTCAGAAGGCGTGGGATGACTTCGAGCAGGTGATTGGAGAGTCGCTGCTCAATAACCCAGTCTTTCAAGACCTGCTCAATAAGGTTTCAGATGCGATCAATAATATGGCGGACACGTTCAAAAACTTGTCGCCGGAGACACAAACCGCCCTTGTTGGTATTGCAAGTTTCTTCGCGCTCCTGGCAAAACTCGCACCTGCATTAATCTCATTAAAGGTTCTTTTTGGCGGTCTTGGCGGAGGAGGAACCGCAGCGGGCGGCGGTGGACTGTTGGCCGGAATTGGTAAGGCGTTTGCTGGTCTGGCAACAACGATTGGTGGGCTCGTTAGCGGTGCATTGAACGCGTTAGCTATCGCATTGGGAACATCGGTTCTAGCTTTAGCAGGACTAGCCGCAGCAATTGCTTTGCTTGTTATCGTTTGGGACAAATACGGCCCCCAGGCTATCGAAAACTTGAAAACGCTTGTCAGCCAGTGGCTCCAAATTCTCAAGGCCGGGTGGGATCGTATCATTTTCGAATTTAAGACATGGATTAATAATTGGATCGCAGCGATTAAGGGACTTCCCGCGAATTTTAGGGCCGTATGGGAAGGCGTCGGTAAAAGTTTTGTTGATGGTATATGGGCCGGGATTAAAAACGGCTGGGAATGGCTAAAGACCATGATCCAGAACAATATAAACTCGCTTCTTGAGTGGGTAAAGAACCTGCTCGGCATTGCCAGCCCGTCAAAACTGTTCGCCGTGGAAGTCGGGGAACCTATCGCCCTGGGCATCGCGCAGGGCTTCAAAACCGGCATGAAAGCGGTCGGCGGCGTGATGGTCCCGGCGCTGCAGCCCGCCCCGGCGTTTTCGGGCGGTATTTCCGGCGGCGCTCGAAACGGCCCGGTAACGGTCAATGTGACCGGCGGTTTCTACAGCCCGGTGACGCATGCCGAACGGGCGCGCATCCGCAAGGAGCAGCGCGGCGCGGCGCTGGATATTCTCGGGAGAGTGCTCAAATGAGCTCGCAGTATCGCATCGGAACAACCACCGGAAATAAGGTCACGCTGGACACGCTGACCAACAATGACCCGCAGCCGGCATTCGCCCATTACGCCGATTATGTCCCGCTGGGCGATGGCACGATTCGCGGCGTGGGCTGGCTGGAGGCTGAATGGCGCTGGCGGCAGATCCACCGCAACGATGTAGCCGCGCTGCGCACCTACTGCTCCGGCGTGACGGCGAACGTGTATATCACTACACCCGACACCGATGGGGTGATGACCGGCTATGCGGCGGTAATGGTCTGGCCGCAAATCCCCGAGCCGCTGCACGGCGATTATTTCGAGGATTTCCCCGTGCGCTTTATCCAGATGGTTGAGGCGGGCGGTACGACATGACCCGAGCGGCAAACAGCACCGAGCTGGCTGCGCTGCGCTCCAATGGGCAGTGGGCGCGCTGGAAGGCGATCATCGACGCGCCGGACATCGTCTACACGGCCCGGGTTAACGGCGAGCTTAGCAAACTGACCTGGTCGATCCCGTTCGACGGCGGGAGCGGAACACTGGGCAACTGCCTGGGTGATATGATGCTCCTGATCGGCTCGACGGCCGGCGGGGCGGAGCGGGGCATTGCCCGCCTGAGAAAAGCGCCGATTACCGGGATATTTTATATTGGCGCGGATGATTCGCTTGTCATCAATGACAACGATTACCTGACCGTGCTCAACGATTTCGGGGTGTTTTCCCGCAACCCGGTGGGCTATGCCATCGATGTAGACGTAGCGTATTCCGACCAGTTTACAAATTTTGCGCCCGTACCGGTGATGGGCGAGCGCATTGCGGTAATCGACGCCGGAGAGACAATCGGCTTCGACGCCTCGGCATCCTGGGTGATCGGTTCGACGATTAGCGGTTATGCGTGGACGTTTTCCGGGGCGACGAGCTCCACTAACACAACCACGGCCACGCCTACCGCTACCTACAACACCAGCGGGCGCTTTCGGGTTGCGCTAACCGTTACTGCAGCCAACAGCAAGACCGCCACCGGCTACGGCTGGGTGTACGTGCTCGGGCCGAACCTTGCTCCTGCCACCGGCGTGACAATCGGCGAGCTGCAGGGCGAGCCGGGCATCGGCTGGGCGTGCAAACTGCAGGCCTATGACCGCCCAACCATCCGCGACCGGGCGCGCGTGGTGCTCTATTCCGAGGATTATTTCAACAATACCGCCGTGAGCTATGGACCAATATCCGGGCGCGAAAATATCCTGATGGTTGGCTGGATCTCCGGGGAGAGCATCGTGCGCGCCCCGGGGCAGGACCTGGTTGAATTTATCGTCGCCGGTCCGGGAGTGTTCTGTTCGGATGTAGCCGCCATCCCAGCCGGATTGATGGACGAGAATTTCCCGTCTGAGGATGACGACCCGCTGCCAGATTGGTCGATTGTACCGGCGCTGACCGTGCGCCAGGGGCTGCACTACCTGATCCACTACCGCAGCACGCTGGCGCGGGTGGTGGATATCGAGGTTGAGGACTGGAGCAGCCGGGCCGGGAGCCTGAGCGCCGACAGCGAGAGCCTGTGGGGTCAGCTGCTCGACCTGGCCGCCGATGGCGCCATGCTGGCCACGGCCGACCGCTACGGGCATGTGTATATCGAGCGCGATGCGCGCCTGTACCCATTGGCCAACCGGGCGGCGGACATCCCGGTAATCATGACCCTGACCGGGGCCGACTGGGCCGAGGAGCTGGCAGTGATGCGCCGGCAGCACGGCGAGACTGCAATTGCCGAGGTGGAGGGATCGCTGTATTCGGCAGGTATCGTTGTGCCGGTCGGCGGGCGCAGCCCGGGCGATATCCCGGCGGCGATGGGCGGCGCCGAGAACATGGACCAGGTCAGCTTTGCCAGCACGGGCGAGGCGCTCGAGCTGGCCGGCCTGCTGGCCGGAGCGCTGAACGCCGAGTACGAGGGTGTGACCGGGATCCTGCCGTCTAACAACCATTTTATCGACGTGGCGCCGCGCCAGTATGTGCGCCTGGTCCAGGACAGCGACACGCTCGACTGCATCCCGCGCCGCCTGGGGCTGAGACGCGACGACCAGACCGGCGCGGTGAGCATGGACATCGACGCCGAGCCGGCCGGCAGCCAATGGCCTGCGGTATCTATCACCTATCCCGGCGAAGGCGAGCCGCCGACCGAGCCGCCGACCGAGCCGCCGGCACCACCGCCACCGCCCCCGGAAGAACCGCCACCGCCGGAAGAACCCGGAGTAGGTGAGGCGGTAGTCATTACCACGTCCGACGTGCAATCAACCGAGGATTTAGACGCCACTGATCCAACCTGGGCAACGGAGTTATGAGATATGCCGCCATCCGCGCCGATAGATAGCGATGTTTCAGGGACAACGCTTTATGTGTTGGAGAGTAATGGGTTATGGGCAGGTTCGCCGGTAGGAACGGGCGATGCCGTATGGACACAATTGCTGGACGCCGCCGATTATCCCGACCTGACCGGCCTGACATTCGGGCGCGTGCGCGTGGCGGGAGCAACGATCTACGTCACCGCCGGAACTGGCAGTGAAGGCGGAACCGGCGACGCCTATATGTTTGTTTCCAATTCTGCCGGGATCACCTGGAATTACTACCTGATCGCCACAGATGAAATCGAGATCAAACCGTATACGATGGACGTGCGACCGTGGGCGTTGGTTGGGGATACCGTTTCGAATCACGATATTCCGGTGCTGCATAGACGTTACGACGGAGAACAGGCAAAAAACCCGTGGGCGGTCGGCTACACGTTCAACAGCCTGAGCGGTGAAGTGTGGGACACACGAGTTAAGCTTTACGGAGCACTTCCCAACGCGGGGGTTAATATGGTCCCCGGTGTAGACGGCACAATGTATAGTTATGAGGGCCCGTTGGTATTTCTCAACCAGGATTTACCGGATTATGAAAAATACACCTTGACGGTCGGTTATCTGGATGACTATTTCGGGGTTGGCGGATGGGATTACCTGGTCGGTCTGCAAACCAGCATGCCGATGGCTGCGGAGCGCGTTTATCTCGGTTACGTGGTGGGAACGGCGGCGGCATACGGCAACCCAGATACGGTGATTTATTCGGGCGTGTCCTATGCGCTGTTCAGGTATCCCCAGCCGATGGTTCCGATAGCGTTGGATTATGCACCGAGTAACCCGCGCTGGGTGTATGTGGGGACTGAGAATAAGATTTTACGCAGTATGGATGGTGGGGTTACTTGGGAGGCACTTTTCACTGACGCCGGGGCGAATGACATCCGGGTCGATCCGCAGCTAGCGGGTGTGTTTTACACCTGGCGCACTACCGGCGCGCTAGAGCAGATTGTCGCCGGGGCGGTCAATGCTACGTTGGATACCGAAACGCCGATAAGAACGCCGCTGCGCCTGGCACGTGCGGCAAACTCCGGTAAATTGTGGGCGCTGAAATCCGGTACAACCCTGCGGCTGCGCAACCTGGGCGCGTGGAGCGACCAGCAGGTAGGGCTGGCGGGTGCGACCGGCCTGCAAGCCTATTTAGGCGACAAACTCATCTTCGTGGACAGCGCGAATATTTACGTGAGTGACGACGGCGGCACGACCATCGCCCTGAAAAAGGGCGGGTGGACGGATTATGGGAACGGCGTGAACGGGCACAGGCTGGTGATATGAGTAAAGACCTGCACGAGCTCAGAAAACAGATCCAGCGCAGCAGCCGCGCACCGCGGCCGTGGGTTGGTGTGCTGGGAAACAGCGACACCGTGGAGGTGGGCGGCCGGCCGGGGTATTGGTACGTGCGCCCCAAGGGTGCCAGCCTGCCGCTGGTTGTGCGCGGTGGAAGCGCACCAGGCGTAGCAAACACCGAGGTGTGGGTCGGGCGGGATATCTATCGCCGACGGGTGACACGCATCCTGGATACCCATCTCGCCGGTGGATCCGGCAGCGGGGAGACGCAGGCGCTGGAGCCGCATGCCGCCAGCCATTACGAGGACGGGAGCGACCCGGTAAGTATCACCACGCGCCAGGTTACAAACGGGCTGGTGTATGCTCATACCGGGCTGATCCTGGGCGTATATGCCGGGTGGGTGGTGATCGACAATCAGGCGGTGAAGTACACCGCCACGGCTATCGATATGACCAGTCACGTGCCGGGCAGTGGGGCGCGCTACTGCCTGATCCGGGTAAACGCCGCCGGGGTGGTAAGCGTGCAGGATGGCACGCCGGTCGCTGCGGTGATAGATCTCGGCCCGGCGGACGTGCCACTACTGGCGGCGGGGTATGCGCTGCTGGCGATCGTGCGCATGTACTACGGACAAACCGCCATCAGCAGATTAGTTAGCGCGCCGGACGTGCTGGATTTACGTTTCAGCCCGCGGGCGCGTTCCGGCCTGGCCGAAACAATTTCAATCGATACAACCAATTTCGACGGCAATTTGAGCGCTGCGGATGACACGCTGCAGGCGGCGCTGGATACGCTCGATGACGTACCGGCAATCAATGAGCTAAATGACGTGCCGGATGTGGTTGTTGCCGGGCCGATGGACGGAGATGTTCTGACCTACCAGGCGGCCACCCAGACGTGGTTAGACAGCGGCGCGGATAAATCCGGCTGGACGGCGTCCGCCAGCCACAACAACGGCGCGGCGGCTAATACGGTTGACGGCAATGACGGTACGGATTGGAACTCGAACACATATCAGGTCGTTGGGATGTGGATCAAATTCGACCTCGCCGCCGCTAAACGTATTTCGCAGGTGGATTTTTACTGCGACACGTCCGCGCCGTGGTCATCCATTGGAGTGATGCAGGCCAGCGCCACCGGGAGTTTTGCGGGCGAACAGGTGGTGTTGACATCCGAGGCGTTCACGCTGGTCAACGGGCACACGGTTATCGCGTTCGACCAGAACGTAGCAGCTTATCGCTATTATCGCTACTACATCACAGTCGCCAACGGCGCTCACTACATGAAGATCAACGAGGTTGATTTTCTAGAGGAGGCGGCGGGCGACTGGATCAACGCCGCGCCAACCAGCGGAGTCAATACGTTTGTAGAGCTAGCGGATGCACCCGCCGATTACACCGGGGACGGGTTGAAGCTGGTGCGCGTCAACACCGGCGAAACGGCGCTCGAATTTGCCGCCGCCGCCGGAATTGACACCGACGCCTTGCACGATAACGTATCCGGCGAGATTGTTGCGATCACCGAGAAGTCAATACCGGTCGCTGCCGATCTGCTGATCATCGAAGATTCGGCGGCCAGCAACGCAAAGAAGCGCGTGCAGATCGGGAACCTGACATCCGCAATAGATCCCAGTTGGACGCCGGCAGGGGAAACGTGGACCTATGCCGGCGCGGACGATCCAGCGTTCACGTTCACGATCAGCGGCGACCAGACCGGAAAATACGGCGCAGGGATGCGCGTCAAATTAACCCAAACCACGGTCAAATATTTTATTGTCACCAAGGTCGAGTACAGCAGCCCGAATACCACAGTCACGATTTATGGGGGCACGGATTACGACCTGGCGAATGCGGCAATCACCAGTCCGTATTATTCGGTTGTGAAGGCTCCAGTAGGGTTCCCGCTTGACCCAACCAAATGGACGGTGGAGGTAACAGATTCATCACAGCAAACACAGGCAACGCCGACGCAAAACGTATGGTATAACAACGGTTCGATTTCAATCAGCATCCCTATTGGATGCTGGCGGGTAATGCATGCGTCATTGGCCTATCTGGTTGACTCGACATCGCAAGCCTGGAGCATTTTTACTACATTATCTACGGCAAATAATTCGGAGAGCGACGCCGATTTTACCGCCGGTGCAATCGGTGGGAGCGTGACCCACATGGGGCAATGGCTGACGCGTGAGAAATACCTGGCATTGACAACCAAGACGGCCTATTACCTGAACGAGCGGACGGCGCAGGCGAACCTGGACAATATGTATTTGCGCGGCGATCTCGGTAAGACGGTCGTCCGGGCGGTGTGCGCGTATCTGTAAATGTGATATTATTGATGTGCAAGACGCCGGGCGCCCCCCTCGCTCGGCGTTTTGCGGTTTAAAGGCGCAGGTTGGCCACCGGGGAGGCGATGTATTTTTCCTATAGGCCAATCTGCTTGACTGAATTGTCATAAAGGCAAAACCAGGCCGGAGGCGTCTCCGAGGCCGGGCAGCTCTCGCAGGGAAATCGATCCATTCAGCTCGCCCGCTTCGGTTTTGACGACCGTCACGCGCTGGACCAGCGCCCGCAGGAACAACTGCTGCTCACGCACAGCAGCGTTTTCGACAGCCCGCCAGGCCTCGATCCCCAGGACGGCGAGCTGAGCGGCATCGATCGTCTCCGGGATGGCGGGCGCCGGGCGGCGGGCAGGCCTGCGCACCTGGCTCAGCAGCCCGGCCTCGCGCTCTTCGAGCTCGGCCTGTTTGCGCGCCAGGGCGCGGGTGTAGGCGCCGTCGGCAATGGCGCGGGTGATGTTATCGATCTCAAAGCGCACACGTGCCAGATCCTGGGCATCCGATCGGGCCGGTGGAGGGCCGGGAACGTTTGCGCGCAAACGTGCATGCAGATCGGCAAGGATTTCGGGGGTGGTCAGGATCGAGCGCAGGCGGGCCAGCACGCGCTCGTCGGCCAGCTCGGCCCGGAAACGCCGGCGCGGCTGGCAGGGCAGCAGCTCCCCGATAAACGCTGACGAGCACTCATAGAAGCGATAGATATAGGCGCGCTCCTGGCCGGGCCGCACGGGTGGGGTGGTGGTCTTGCCGTTCATGCGCAGGCCGCACGCGCCGCAGTGCAGCAGGCCGGACAGCAGGTAGGACGAGCGCTCGCGGCGCGGGTGGGGATGGTTGGCCTGCTCGCGGCGGGTGGTTTGTATCGTGTACACCCGCTCCCACAGATCTGGATCCACCAGGGCCGGGACCAGCTCGTCGCTGCCCAGATCGCCCCAGGACCAGCGGCCGGCGTAGATCGGGTTATCGAGCATGTGGGTGTAGCTCGAGCGTGGGCGCGGCAGGTTGACCAGGCGGCGGATCTCCAGCACCGAGTAGCCCAGGGCGCGCAGGCGGTAAATCTCGGCTACGACCGGGGCTTCGTCGGGATCCGGCTCGAGGCGGCGAACCAGGCGCGGCGTGCCGTCGCGGCGCTCGCCGATCTTTTCGTAGATCGGGCGGTAGCCGTAGGGGATCGCCCCGATGTGCCCGCCCTGCTCGGTGTACTGCTGGCGCATGGCGCGGCGGACTTCAGGATCACCCACCACAGGCCGAACTGCCCCTCCGGGATCGGCTCGCTGACGGTGTAGATGCGCACGCCGCGCGATTCGATATCCAGGAACCAGCGCAGGGATGATTTCAGATCGCGGCCCCAGCGGGAGAGATCCCACAGAAGCAGGCCGCGCTCGGCGCCGCCGGAGGCGAAATAATCGGTCATGGTTTGGAAGGCGTGCCGGCCGACTGCGCCGCGCTTGGAGGAGCGGGCAATATCTCTGAAAATGCGCTCCTCTGGCAGCTCGTAGCTGCGCTGCGCACACCAGGCGCGGATCTCGGCCTCCTGCTGGGCAACGCTCGTATCCTGAGCTGCTCCGCCTGAATCACGCAGGTAGGCAGCCAGCCGGGATCCTGAAGGAAATGGGTAATCGAGGGTCATTGTTTATATTTCTGATAACTACGATTATCAGAAATGTAGAATACTATTCCAACAACAATATTAAGGCATCAATTTCGGGGACCGTCACATCAGCCCCCAAAACCGTTGTATAACGATATCTACCTGCTACCCTGCCCCAAAGCCGAATGATGTCATCTTCTAGCAGCCTTGGGCCTTCGTAATTCACCCAAATCAAATCCTCCCAAAGGCCGTATTCACCCTCGGTCACTTCCACGCGCAGCCCCATCTTCTGGCCGGATCTCTCTACGACCTGCACAACCTTGCCGCGATATGTGACAAGTTCCCCTATGTGTTTTTCTGTATTTCGTGCGAGCTCATCATAGGGAATATATTTAGCCTTTGCCTTCATTTCATCCACGTTCATCGTCGCAGGAGCAGAAACATCGGCGGCCGTCGTGTCGTCG